CAGAGACTCCTAATGAAACAGAAAGTGAAACAATGGAAAACATTGAACTTGACGTTCGCACCGTTCAGGACGAGGTTGCAGAATTGCGCCGAGTTATCGAAGCAGGTCAGTCCGTCGAAATCGCAACACCAGCTACACACAAGTTCCGCTCACAAGGCGAGTTTGCTAAGGCTCTAGTAAACGGAGACGAAGACGCAAAGGCTCTAGCCCGCGCAGCTTCAACTTCCGCAGACACCGTTGCCCTACCAGGCTTCTTGGGCTACATCGACAACCTAATCGACACAAACCGTCCAACTCTATCGGCATTCTCCCGCGCTGCACTTCCAGCTGCAGGTCTAACCGTTGAGTATGCACAGGTATCCGCTAACACTCTTGCTGTAGGCGCACAGTCTCCAGAGAACGATGAGCTAACCTTCGGAAACCTAACCATCGCTTCCGTATCAGCTAACGTAATAACTTACGGTGGATACACTTCGATGTCCAAGCAGACCATTCAGCGTTCATCCGTAAACTACCTAGACACCGCTCTTCGCGCTCTATCTATTGCTTACGCGAACACAACTAACCAGGCTGTAGTAGATCTAATCGAGGCTCAAAACTACGCTGGCAAGACCTTCGACGTTTCCGCTGGAACCGCAGAAGCTCTTATTGGTGGAATTGCAGATGCATCAGCTTATATCTTCAAAGAGACTGGACTACGTCCAGAAGCCATCATGGTTGGAACTGGAGCTTACAAGTTGCTTCTACAGGCAGCCGGAGAAGATGGACGTCCAGTAGTGCTAGTAAACGGCGCTGGAGTAAACAACATTGGATCCGCTAACATCCCAGGTCTATCTGGTCAGCTATTCGGTCTACCAATCATCGTAGACCCAGCTTTCGGAACCAACCTTGGATACATGGCTAACAGCGCAGCCATTCAGACTCTAGAGTCTGCTGGCGCACCTGTAAGACTATCTGCAGATGACATCACTACCTTGACCGATTCAATCAGCGTTTACGGATACATGGCAATCACCATTCCGTTCGCAGACGCTCTAGTCAAACTAGACATCGTTTAGTAGGTCTATAAATGGCACACGGCGGTGAACCAAGTCTCGAAGACTTCAAGGCTTATGTCGGAACTGATGAAGAGTCCGACTTTGTTGAAGAATGTCTAGATGCTGGTAAGCAATTAGTTAATGCGTACATTGGGGAAGTGGAAACAGTTCCTCACGATGTTCACATTCAGGCTATCCTTATCGCATCGTCCGAGTTGTTTCACCGCCGTTCTGCTCCTAACGGAGTTGCCCAGTTTGCTAGTTTTGACGGCGCTCCTATCCGAGTGGCTAAGGATCCATTGAACGCGGTTTACCCGTTGCTTCAAAGATTCGTAGGCTATGCGGTATGAGCGAGATAAACGCCACTAAGGTCGAGTTCAAACTTGAATTAGCGGACGCAGGATTGAACGTCCTGGAATACATTCCAGAGCGCATCACTCCTCCAATCGTTATCATAAATTCCGCGCAGCCTTACTTGCAGACCGCACAGTTTGGTGAATGGAGCTTAGGACTTGAGTTAGTTTTGGTAGCAGCTACAGCGACTAACAAGAAGGCAACGGAAAACCTAGATCAGCTAATCGAGGATGTTCTGAATGCAATCGAACCTCTAACTTATGTTCGGATTACTTCGGTCAATCAGCCTTACAATCTACAAACAAATAACGCCGAGTATCTAGCAACGAACTTATTCGTTTCGCTAGACATCACACTTTAGAAAGGTAGCCACCATGGCCGCTTCAGCAAGAATCAAAGCACAAAACATTATCTTCAAAATCGATGGAACCGACTACGCATGCGACGCTAACATGGTTGAGCTAACTCTAGGTGACGCACCTGGTGATGTTCAGACCTTTTGCGAAGTTCGCGTCGGTGGAGAATGGGCATTAGCTCTAGAAGGAATTACTTCTGGAACATCTACAAGCCTCTACCGAGTTCTTTGGGATAACTTTGGAACAGAAGTTCCATTCGTAATCGCACCTAACGGAAACACCACTCCAGTTGCTAACGCTCCTCACTACGAGGGAGTTGCAGTATTCAACGAGCTTCCTCCTCTAGCTTTGACCAGCAACGAGACAGCCGTCTTCTCGGTCACTCTTCGAGTCGTAAACACTCCACATGATCCAGCTTCTAACCAGTATTTCGGAGTAGAGATCGTAACAGCCTAACCATGGCTGAATCTGGAATTAAGGTCGTTGGTCTCAATGAGGCTATACGTGCGCTAAGAGCCATCGGGGTTCCCTCCACGGAAATTGGGGAAGCATCCCAGGAAGCTGGAAGCATCGTAGCTAATTCAGCGCGATCCTTAGTTCCGGTCAGGACTGGGGCGCTTCGAGCAACTATCAAAGCTAGAAAAGTAGCTAGGAAAGTTGTTGTTAGTGCAGGTAACAACAGGTCAGTTCCCTACGCTAACCCTATCCATTGGGGCTGGAATTATGACCAAGTAAACTTTAAGGCTAAGAACATTAGACCGAGACCATTCTTTATAAATGCTCTAAACCGCACTAGAACACAGGTATACCAAGTCTTCTTTGGTAACATGGAAAAGCTATTCCAAAAGTATTCCACTAAGAAGCCATAGGAGAAAACAATGAACAATTTCGATTTTGAAAGTCTAACTTTAGAAGAAGTTGAGATAATCGAAAACTTGACTAACACGAGCATAGACGAAGCCTTCGGTAGCGGTAAGCCTAAAGGCAAAGCCCTATCGGCTTTTGTTTGGGTAGTCCGCAAAAGGACAGATCCTAACTACAAAATGGAAGATGCAAAGAAGCTAAGTCTCAAAGAAGCTCTGGCGCTTATCCAGGGTGACGAAGCAAAAAAAGAATAAGAGAGCTATCTGCCAAACGAATGGCAGAGTTCTGCCGGGCGATGAACATGCAACCGTCGGAATACAAAGCTCTCACAATGAACGAGTATCAAGCGTTCATAAAAGACTTCAATAAAAGAGGGTAATAAATGGCTGGATCACTAGCTCTAAATGTCGAGATTCTTGGACAATTTAACAAGCTAACCACAGCAACCAAGGGCGCTTCTGGTCAGCTCCAAGGTCTTAGCCAAACTGCAAAGAAGATTTCCGGAGGAATAAACAAAGCCTTTGGAGCAATCGGTGTAGGTTTCTCCCTTGCACTAATAACCAAGGGATTTACCGACTCAGCTAAGGCTGCCATTGAAGACGCTAAGTCAATGGAGATTCTATCTATTGCCATGATCAATACCGGAAACGCAACTAACATAACTGTTAAAGCAGCCGAAGATTCAATTCAAAAAATGTCTTTGCAGACAGCCGTAGCAGATGACAAACTTAGACCAGCATTCCAAAAGCTATTCATAGCAACCGGGGACGTCGGAGAGTCCAATAGATTACTTGCAATAGCCCTGGACACGTCCGCTGCAACTGGTAAAGACCTTGACGCAGTTACCCAAGCGATGGCTAGATCTTTGGCTGGTAGTGACATAGCGCTAAACAGACTTATCCCTTCACTAAAGGGTGTAGATGACCCGATGTCCGAATTGGAGAAGACCTTTAAAGGAGCAGCCGAAGCAGCTGCAAGGCTAGATCCATACCAGCGAATGGATGTTGCCTTTGGAGAAATACAAGAAGCAGTTGGAGTAGGTCTTCAGCCAGTTCTAAATGACTTCGCAGATTCTTTAGTTGATTCAGTTCCTAAGATTCAGAACTTTTTTGCAGAGTTGCAAGACCCCTCTACGGAACTTGGAGCAGCGTGGGAAGACTTAGGCGCAATCTTTGAATCGACTACTACCCAGTTCAATAAATTATTGTCTGCCTTCGGTCTTAGTGACATTAGCTTTACAGATGTTCTAAACTTCGTTACCACTCTTACCGCTGGTTTTGGGCAGCTGTTCTTTATTGTTGGTCGAGTAGCAGAGATAATTGGTGCGCTAATCTCCGGTAACTTCCAGAGAGCCTTTGACCTAACTGGAAGTTTTGGAGCTGATTACGGTTCATTTGTTACCAGTCAAAACCTAGCTCTAAACAGACAGAACCCTGTAAACATTGGTCAGCTGGAAAGACAGCAAAACGTAACTATAAACGTTAACAACGGCAACGTAACAGCTCAAGACATAGCAAACGCAATTAGAAGGCAAAACAGAGCAACGGGAACTAACATACTCGGAGCTTCATAATGATTACTAACTTCGACATTGAGCAAAACCTAAAGGTTGAGTTTCTAGTTCCGGATGCCCTAGGTGGAATCTTTACACTTGGAATCTCCATACTAGATGGCACAGATGTTCTTGGCGGTTTCAACGAGTTCATCATTGATCTATCTCTACTGGGTGGAGACGATGTCCTAGCTCCTAGCAAGGGACTAGCCTGGCAAGAAGTAAACTGTTCGACTTCGGATGCAACCATTGACATCGGAGGCAGCCTCCTAAACTCAATTACATTCCAGCCAGAACCAGCCACGGCTAACATCACGTTACAAAGTTTTGATTTCGATCCAACCGTAAACAAGAACATTCGAGCATCCACAAAGATAAGAATAAGACTAGAGTCCCAAGATGTAGATCGAATTATCTTCCAAGGATACATAAACACAATAAACGTGACTTACTATCCAGAAGGTCTAAACCTTATTCAGATTACAGCGTTTGATGTTTATAGAAAATTAGTAAACACTAGGTTCCCAATTTGGGACACTACACCTTATGGACCTCCGGTGTTCTCAACTTTTCTGTTTGAGCTAATCGCAGATCAAGCTGGGTTAGGTATCTCCGGACTCTCTAGGGACATCAAGGGAATCTTTATCCCGGAAGTAAACGAAACTAACGTTATTGTTGCAGACATTCTAAACGAGGTCATTCTGGCTTCTAACGCAATAGTTTGGATTGATCAGGACACCGAGGAACTTGCTTACATTCCAAGGGTTCCACAAGATCCTTTCCCTGGCCCTCCAGCTCCAGAGTTTACGATTGGGAACAATCATCCGGCTCCAGGAGTCTTAGACCCAAGTCATCTATGCTTAGGTGAGATTAGCGTCTTCTCCGATCAGGATGCAGTCTTCAACTCTCTTCGCGTGACTCTAGAGTCCGACGATACCCAAGTTCTTGAAATCAAAGACCAAGACTCCATTGATCTCTATGGAGAGTCACCCGTGGATGTTACACTAAACGCGTTTGACTTAAACGAGATGGGAACCTGGGCAGAGAACGTCTTTGAAGATAGATCGGCAAACCTAGTAAACCAAGTAGTCACTCCAGCTCTTGACCGATTAGGAACTCTTACAAACGCAGCGGTGTTTACACCGGGAACTAGAATCAACGTCAGCTATACTAAGAACCAGCTGAACATCGTGGGAATCTATACCGTTATCAAGGTATCCCATCGTATCGATGTAGATAATTGGTTCACAACGCTCGAACTATGGAAGGAAGCCTAGTGGCTTACAAAACATTCTCTAACGGAGACGTGCTAAACGCATCCGAAATAAACGACAACCTTATGAACCAATCGGTTATGGTCTTTAGCGGAACATCTGCTAGATCTGCAGCTTTACCTACTCCTCTTGACGGAATGCTCACCTACCTAGAGGATTCAGATACTTACGAAAGCTACACGGCTGGAGACTGGGTAACTGTCGCGGATGGAACAGGTTGGACTACCTTTACTCCTAGCTGGAATTCTGGTTTGACAGTAGGAAATGGAACTTATGCTTACGCAAAATTCAAGAAAATTGGCAAAACAATTGACATTCAAATTAGGTTTGTTTTTGGCAGCACTAGCGCGATGACAGGTGACTTACAACTTGAAACTACTTTAGCTATGTCAAGAACTTCTCTAAACCAACCAGTTCTAGCTTATGTTTTGTTTCGAGATGACAGCGCCAACGGTATGTCGCAAGGATTAGTTCTTCCTTCCCAATCAAGCAGACAAAGAGTTGTTCTAAGAGCAAATAACGCTTCTGGAACTTACTTATCTCAAACAAACCTATCTTCGACTGTTCCCTGGACATGGGCAACAAACGATGAAGTTCAATATTCAGCTAGATACGAGGTGGACTAATGATTGACTTTACTTGTATAAATGATTCTTGTCCCAGCAAGGAAATCAAAAACACATTCCTGGGAAACCCTAAAGAAGCAGTTTGCGGTGGTTGCGGTTCGGTATTAGTGGGATCTAATGAACAGGCAGACCCAAAGATTGAACCTGAACTAGAAGCATAATGTCCGAAGAAAAAACAAGTTCAGTCCGAATTACCCAAGGTGACATCTACAAGAAGCAACTAGAACACGGTGACATTCTCATCAAGGTTCTACAAAAGCTAGATCATTTGGACGATGTTCCGGAGCGACTTAGGGAAGTCGAGCTAACCCTTGCTAGGTTATTTTGGATTGAGCGAATTGCCTACGCAGGATTAGGTGCAGCGATCATCTCGATGATTGGTTTATTTACTACAACGATTGGAGCCTTCTAATGGCAAGCGTGCAAGACAACTTCACCGTAGACGCAGGTGGCAGCTTTACTAGACTCTATGAGTATAAAGTCGATGGGGAGGTCGTAAATCTTACCGGGTATCTTGCCAGAGGTCAGGTTCGGAAGTCTACCTTTACCAATCTTATTCTAGATTTTGTTCCAGTAATTGATGAAGAGACTTATGAAATTACTCTAACTTGGACGCCAGAGCAGACCAGGCTTCTTCTAGATTCAAACTACGTTTATGGTTTAGAGGTTTACAACGAATCAACTGGAGACGTAGCAGTAGTAGCCCGCGGAGTAGTAACCGTAAATCAAAGAATTGTTAGATCATGAGTAGTTGGATTAGATCAGTAGAAGGCAGGATAACTTCGAGCTTCGATGCTCACCGTGCTAGGACTAACCCGCCATCGAGGAACCCTGGAACCGATTACGGAGTTGCTACTGGCACTCCGGTCAAGGCAATAGCGGACGGAACCGTAACTGGCATAGTTACAACTATTCGTGGGGCTGGAGGTCGCATGATCTTTATCTCGTTCGCGGATGGTTACAACGCGGACTTCTTGCACTTATCTCGAATCGATGTCGTGCCTGGTCAGCAAGTCAAACAAGGTGACGTTATTGGTCTATCCGGTGCATCAGGTCTACACTCCGAAAACGGCTATGGCCCACATCTTCACTTGTCATTCCGTAAGGGTGGAACTTCAACCATGGCAGAAGGCAACCTAGATTTTGAAAAGTTCGTAACGGCTCCGAGTGCAACACCTTTCAAGGGTGCAACACCTGTCAAAATTACAAAGCCTAAAGCCACGTCTAAACCTAAGGCAACTGGCAAAACTTACAAGGTAGTTAAAGGTGACACACTAGGCAAAATAGCTAAAGCAAATAAGACAACCGTGGCTGCACTTGTCAAACTAAACGCAATCAAAGACAAGAACTTAATCCAAATCGGTCAAATATTGAAGGTGAGCTAATTATGTGGCTAGACATTATTCGAAGAACGTTCGCAGTTATTATTCTTAAGGTAACTGGCATCTTTGTTGGTGGAGCTGCAATTGGTCTAGAAGTTACCCAGGCTATTGCCATGGCAGCGTTCGCTGGAATCATTGACGTAGCGCAGGAGCTATCCCGTTCCTACCTAGCAGATGGCAAACTAGATCCAGAAGAGATTAACAAGTCATTCGGCAAAATAGCCAACTCGCAGGACAAGCCTAAGAAGTAAATGTCATAGTCATCTACTAGGATGACGGCATGGAGATCACACAGAAAATCGAGGCTTTAGGCTTCGCAAAGTATCTAGGCACTTTTGAGCCTGGCACCAGAGATTGGTATAAAGCCCGAAGCGGTATTGGCGGTTCCGACGTAGCGTCCGTAATGGACAAGAACCCATGGAAGTCCGCGTATACGCTGTTCATGGAAAAGTCCGGTAAACAATGGGAAGACCTTCCGGCAACTATTGCTATGCAGATGGGGACATACTTCGAGCCTGTCATTAGGCAGCTATTCCAAGATAACAATTCAGAATGGCTAACGGTTCATGAGACTGGAACTTGGGCGTCTATCGAGGAGCCTAGATCCGTTGCTAACGTAGACGGCATTATTGAATGGGCAGATGGATCCCTTGGAGTCCTAGAGATTAAGTTCTCCCGGATGTATTGGGACAAGCTCCCAGAATACTATAACCTTCAAGTTCAACATTACCTATCCGTCCTTGGTATGAAGCGCGCTATAGTCGTAGCGGTCGCAGGAGGCGATTGGAAGGAGTTTGAAGTCGTTCGGGATGATTCCCTTATTAAGACCATGAAAACCCGCCTAGAAGCGTTCTACGGCTTCCTAGACACAGATACAGCTCCAGATTACGATGGGTCTGAATCTACCTACGAAACCGTTCGAGAACTATCCGAAGGTCTTGAGGAGGGCGAGATAGAGCTTGGATCTCTTTGGGCTAACTTGCTCCAGGCTAAGTCCGAGTCCGAGTATTGGGAGACACAATTTAGGGCACACAAGTCCGCGGTTCTTGCCTTCATGGATGGAACTAAGTATGGTCTATTCCAAGGTGAAAAGGTTATCGCGCTGCAAGCCCGTAACGGGAAGCCATTCATCACATTCAAATAGGAGGCAACAATGGGTTTCGACCTAAGCAATTACGAACCAGTTTCAGAACGTATTCAGAAGTTCTGGAAGACCTATCCAAACGGTCGCATCATCACCGAAATCAAACTGATCAACGAGCAAGAAGTGGTAGTTCAGGCTTCGGTATTTACAGACCGGGAAGACCCTAGACCAGCATCCGTAGATTGGGCGCAGGAGACTAGAGGATCTAGCAACATCAACCGCTCATCGTTTCTAGAAAATTGCAGCACATCGGCAATCGGTCGCGCGCTTGCAACATTAGGACTATCAACCTCAAAGAACAGACCTAGCCGTGAAGAGATGATTAAGGCAACCAGGGAGTCCCGTAACTTCATTGAAGAGGCTTCGGAGGCTGCAGCTAACAAAGACATCGAGAGTCTTCGGGTCATCTACGCAACCGCGGTAAAGTCAGAGGTTGAAAACGATGTTCTTGAAGCAATCAAGTCTTTAGCTGATTCGCTCAAAGCTAAGTAAATGAGCCTAGAAGCCCTATCGGCGGTTCTGCATCACTCCAAGTCATCCGGCACGTCTAGAGCGCTCATGACGGCTTTGGCGTGGCACATTGGGGACGATCCAGAAGAGGGTTGTTATCCATCGCAGACACGACTTGCAAAACTTGCAGGTTGCTCCGTTAGACAGATCCAAAGAAATCTCCAGAAGCTAGTCGAGCTTGGGGAAATCGAGATGTCGCAGCATGACGGAATCGGGTATCGCTTCGACCGAATCACCAATCGATACTGGATCACCTTGGACTGCCCGGAGAGCTGTGACGGTAGTTTGAGTCATAATCTACGGGGCGTCAGAAAAGGCAAAACGGGACGGCGTTTAAGACTCATCGGGGTGACACCCACGACGTCACGGGACGGCGTAGATGTCGCGTTAAAGTTAACTAATAATTAACTTAAACTTAAAAGAACACTAGAAGGAGAAAAGAACAAATGGCAACAGTTAT